TGAAAGTATTTTGTCTCCTGTTATTACCGGCGGTACTGCTGAGCTTTATACAATATATGCAAACGGCATTAACTCTACCAATATCACTAATACTGAAGATATTATTACTAATAGGCTAAAGTGGAGTAATCCTTCTAATGATTATTATGTCGGTTTTACTGCCGGTAATTTAACTCAAAACACCATCTGGAGATTACCGCTGCAGGATGGAACTGACGGGCAGGTACTAGCAACAAACGGCACCGGTATTCTATCGTTTATAGATATTACAAGCCACGCAGCTCCAAGTGATGCTACATACATAATCAGAACTCCAAATACTAATTTACCTAAGGCACAGGTTCTAGAAGAACTCGGGACAGGAATGGCTAAGATTGTTACAGGCGGTGCTTTTGCTATTGCTATCGCCGGTGAGGATTATGCTACTACCGAGCAATTAGAAGAAATAAAGCAACAATGCCAAGAGTATGCAGAGCAAGCCGCAACTTCAGCTGAAGAAGCATCAACCTCGGCAGGCGAGGCGGCAACGAGTGCGGGTGCGGCCGCTGCTGCTAGTGGTTCAGCTACTGCAGCGGGTTTATCGGCAGCAGGAGCTCTTGCTTCAGCTGGTGCAGCAGCACTTTCAGCAGGTAGTGCCTCAAGTTCTGCATCTGATGCTTCTTCTAGTGCTTCTGATGCTAGTCATTCTGCAAGCAATGCAGCAAACAGTGCAACTGAGGCTCAAACTTACTTAAATACCCTTTTAAACACCGGATTAACCCTCCAAGGAGATATAACCGGTAGCGGATTATTAAGTACCCCGATTGTTACCACATTTAAACCTAATCCGGTGTTTACCGGTAATGGCTCAATGACTATGCCTACAGGTAACAGCATGCAAAGACCGACTACCCTAATCCCTGGAATGATCAGGTTTAACACTTCAGTTTAACTTTATGATAAAATTTATTAATTAATTATAGGAGATTTAAAATGACCGATAACTTAAATGACAAGAATCTAAAAGCACCATTACCGACATCTACCGGAAAACCGGAAGTTACCGATGGAACAAACTGGTTTACCCTCGCTACTGAAAACTGGGTTTTAAACACTATGGGTAGCGTACCTGCGACTTTAGTAGCAACAACAGCTAATTTAACGGCTACTTATGCAAATGGTACTAGCGGGGTCGGAGCTACTTTAACTAATTCAGGAACGCAAAGCACGCTTGTTATTGATGGAGTTACTTTAGCAGCAGGCAACAGGGTTTTAGTTAAAGATCAGACAGCTGCCTTACAAAACGGAATATACACAGTAACTAATATAGGTGGAACTACTGTAAACTGGGTATTAACAAGAGCTGCCGACTTTGATTCCCCATCTCAAATGGTTAGAGGCAAGACTATTGATGTAATTAGCGGCACAGTAAATGCCGTAACATCATGGATGCTTACTTCAACTGTTGCAACTGTCGGAACAGATAGCATTACCTTTGCTAAATTAGCTCAAAGTGGTATTACAAATATTTTAGGAACTACGAATCAAGTAATTGTTACCATTACTAATGGAGTTGCAACGATAAGTCTTAGTTCTAACCCTGTATTGCCTGGCACTGCATCGGTTACTATTCCAACTGGAACAACGCTGCAGAGACCAACTACTTTAACTGCCGGAATGCTTAGATTTAACACCAGTTTATAGGAGAGCAAGTTAAATAGGTTTAAATAATGAAGCTTGAGTTTTTTGATGGGACTAGCTGGTATAGTGTTGCGAGTGAAAACTTTGTTAATACTAAAGTATTTGATATCAACTCAAACACCAGTGGTCAATTAAATATCAATCGTTTAAATGGTTATCCGGCCAGTAGCTCTGTTTATTTAAGAGGAGATGGTACTTGGTCTACTCCCACAGGTAGCGGTACAGTAACCTCTGTAGGTATTGGTGTCGGTAGCGGTTTAACTGTGAGCGGGAGTCCTATTACTACTAGTGGTACTATGACAGTTAGTATTAGCAGTATAGCAATAACACAGATAGCCGGCTACAGCGCTGCTCCTACCGATACTTTTGTTAGAGGCAATAATACCTGGAGTAAGATATATTCAAGTATTATTAATTTTGATGCCGACCTTAATAGTGGGGGACAGAATATTAATGCTCAAACCGGAACATTAATTGCCAATAACCTCGCTGCTTATAATTCAGGGGTAATTGTTTGTGGACATGCCCTTAGCATCCAGGACACCGGTACTTATAAACCTTATAACGGCGGTTATGGTTATTTAAATTCCTCCGGTAGTGTTGGTACATCTACAGGGCAGAATCCATACTCAATTAACTGCAACAATAGGGTCAAGGCTTCCGAGTTTAATGCCGTTTCTTCCATTAAAACCAAAAATATTGAATCTTCAGGCGAAGATATAGAAGAGGAGGCATTAAAGATATTTAGTAATATACCTTTCTTTAAATATAGTTATAAAGATAAAATTAAGAATGGCCAAGGAGTAACTTTTGGCATTGTTGCTGAACCTTTAAAAGAGATTTTACCTGATTATGTTCTGGAGGACAAAAGTTTTGTCCCTAATATATTGCAGTCATGTCTAATTAAACCGATAACGGAATATAGCTATGAATTGGTATTTAAAGAAAAATTAACCAATATTGAAGGGAGTAAACTACAGTTAATTTTACTTAATAAATCAGTTGAAGCAGAGATTTTAAAAACTACCTCAAATCGGTTAATCATTTCCTGCTCTGAAAAACTACCAAACAATGGATTTGCTTACGGCACTTTTGAAAGCTGCCCGTCAGTTACCAAAAATAAACTTTTTGAATTATCAATGGTGGTATTAAAAAACACCTTAAAACGTGTAGATATTCTTGAGAATAAACTCAAATCCTTGCGATTCATTAACAACAATTAGGAGAATTAAAATGAATACAGCTCTAAAAGACATAAGCACTAACTTAAATGATTTAAAATTAATTACCAGTACCCAAGTTGATCTATCCTATTTTAACAGCCTTGTAAGTAGCATCTTTAGTGATCCAAGCATATATGCAAATATACAATCGGATGTTCAGTTCATTAACCAGATTGGGGGACAGCTTTTTAACTATTTTACCGCTTCTGATCCAAATACTCAAAAAATATGGTATGTAGCATTGGCCTCAGGTTTAATTCAGTCAATTAATGATGCCAATAACTTAATTAGTAAAATTCCGCTAGATAACCCAAAAGGAGCTGATTTAACAGTAATCCTGAATGTTTTTATCGCAGACTGTCAGGCTATTTGTAAAATCATCCCGCTTGATCAGAGTCCGGTAGCAGGCACAGTACCAGAAGAATTGAATTAGTTAACAGAAATTATGCAAGTAATACGTATTTTATCTTTAGATGGAGGCGGTATTAGAGGGTTATTCTCTGCTACATTTCTAGAGAAATTTTGTAATGATGCTGGAATTCAGGGGAATGAATTATGGAAATATTTTGATATTATTTGCGGAACAAGTATTGGCGGTATTCAAGGCTTAGCTTACTCACATGGTCTATCTCCTACCGAGGTTATTAATTTATTAACAACCAATGCAGACAGCATTTTTACTATTAGAGCAGGAGTTAATCCACTGCAACCTCTTGGGCCTGCAGGAGCTGCTACTTTAGGAACTGTGCTAGCAGTTCCGGGAGTTGATCCTTATATCTACAATCAGCAACCTCTGAGGGATGCTTTAAGTCCTATTTTAGGAAATACTCGCATGTTTCAATTAAAAACTAATACTTTGATTACTGCCGTAGGGTTTCAAGGTGGAACTGGGCCAAGTAGTGATAATATTAATTTTCCATACGGCGATGTTACAAGTAGCCAGTACTACCAGTTTTCTAATGTTTTAATTCCGGGTTTTACTACCGGACAAAATTACACTTGTATTGATGTTGCTATTGCTACCGGTGCTGCACCGGTATTTTTTCGTCCAACTCTGATTAGCGGAATGCCTTCTGATACCTTCTTTATTGACGGCGGTTTGTATCAAAATAATCCGACAAGCCTTGGTTATGCGTTCTCCAATATATTATTCCCACAGAATGTTACAATTTGCATTCTTTCAGTCGGTACCGGCTACTCTGATCCTGATATCGAAATAACAACAACATCGAATAACTTAAAGGTAGCCCCTAATAATGGATTAGGGTTACTTGCTAATAGTTTGAATTTAACGCTAAATGGGGCAACGGATGCAGTAGAACTCCAATTTAAAATCATGTCTTTATACAAAGGCGCAACAAATAATCTATCCTACTATAGATTCCAACGTTTTCTTAGCAATCAGGAATTAAGTAAACTCGATAATCCGACGCCAGAAGCTATAGCATATTTAAAATCTCAGGCAAACCTTCAATATGGACAGGATGCCATAAAGATACAGCAATTTATTCAAAAATGTAATTTTCAAAAATAATTCCGTTTATACGATTTTTAAGAGTTATAAGTACTTATATGTTATAATAAAAAAGAAAAAGGAAACATATGGCAGACTTATCAAATATTACCGCTTTAAGTGGTCTTACTATTACCAGTGATCAAACTACAGGGACTAATAATCCTAATGCTACCTTTGCCGTTAGCAATGTTACTACAGCTCAGAGAGATTTATTACAAAACGTTACTCCTTACGTAGTAAATGGAGCAACAGTTAGAATAAAGGAAGGAACTATCATCTTTAATATCAGCGTTGATAAATTACAAATGTTTAGAAATGGGGGTTGGGAAAGTGTTACAACAAATATAAGTACTGCTACCGGAGTTGGGTTATCTTCATCTCCTTTTTCCATTCCATCTGGCACGAGAGCTGCAGTTGAGGTAGCTGCTAATCAGGTAAACGGATTTATATATAATGATACAACCAATAACCAGGTCAGAGGATATATTAATACCCAATGGATGACTCTATTTACGGTTGCTACGACTGCTACAGGAGTAGGTCTTACTAACGGAGCACCTTTTGTATATCCATCTGGGCCAAGAGGAAACGTTGAAGTAGCTGCTAACCAAGTAAACGGATTTACTTATTTTGATGTTACCAACAATTTACTGCGGACTTACAAAAATGCCTGGCAGACAATTACCTCAGCTTAAAAAGTTAAAAAGCTATTAGCAAATGAACTATAATACTCTTGTTGATCAGATTATAGCTTATGCCAATAGAGGAGGTAGCATTGAATTTGCTGCCTCTATTCCCTATTTTATTGAGATGGGACAGCAGAAAATCTGGAAAGAGCTAAATACTACAGGTTTTCAAAAGGCATTTGACGGTCAGTTTCAGGCAAATAATGCTAATATCTCAAAACCTCCCGATTGGCAGGAAACTATCTCTCTAAGCTATGGAACGACTGACTCTTTATTTACAAACAATGTAATTTTATTTCCAAGAAGCTATGAGTTCTGCATAAATTATTGGCCAAATAGCGATACTGCTACTATTGATAATCCACCGCTATTTTATGCCGATAAAATACAACCGAATATTAAGCCTTATGATAGAATTTTTATAAGCCCAACTCCTGCTCAAAATAATGTTTATCGGTTAATATATAATGGGCGACCCGACTTAATTACAAATGACAATCAAACAAACATACTAACAGACTACTACCCTGATCTTCTATTTTATGCCGCCTTTTTAGAGGCTCTTATTTATTTAAAGGATGATCAGAGAATGCCTGTCTATACAAAATTATATCAAGAAAGCTTAACGTCTGCTAATAATTTGACCAAAGATCGTTACATCGATCGCAGTGTAAAAAGAGATATAGGGTAATTTATGGCTACGCAAAAACAGATGTTTCCTATTACCTATAAGCCTGGAATACTGCGTGATGGTTCATTTTTTCAAGGAAGTTACTGCACGCGGGGGCAATGGGTCAGGTTTTTTAGAGGCTGGCCTCAGAATATAGGCGGAATGAAAAATTATGTACTATATCTGCAAACCGTACCTGAACTTCTACCGCCTAGCTCTACTCCGACCGCAGCTCTTATATACTATGATAGTGATGGAAATAAACACATTTTAGTTGGAGTTTCTCTTGTTACTCAGCAACATAAATATAGCCTAATAGATGCTACTTATAACAATATTGGCAGTCAAACCTTAACTTACTTTACAAAATTCCCTAATCCAACAAATACCTTAACCCAATTTGTAGTAGTAACGAGCATTATTAATGCTATTCCAACAAAGGTAATATTGTGTTTAGGAATGAAAAACTACACAGATATTAACAGTAGCGAAGCAATTAGTATTTTTGTAAAAAGAGAAATTGCAGTAGAAAATACAGCTTTTTATAAAACAACTTTTCCTGATTTTGTTTATCAGGAAGCAACAGGTGGAATGCTCTACGCGGGAAGTAGATTATTTTATTACAGCAACAATGGACTTGTTAGATGGTCTTCAATTGCTGCAGAAAAATTCGGTAAGAAAACAAACTTAAAACTTCCATTTCTGTTTTTTGAAGATAAATATTCCATCAATATTAGCACCGATAAAGTAATCTACGGCGCAGAATGGCGAGGAGGAGCAAACTCGCCGACTATAATCTTCTGGACACTCAGCTCCGTTGTTCTTATTAGCAATACTACAGGTAGCAATAATCAGGTTGTTGATGATCCTGATGACCTTTCTTTTAGCAAAAAGGTATTATCAAGAGATAGCTCCATTTTATCTTCAAATAGCGTAGTTGAATATGACGGAATATTCTACTGGCCTGGAACACAAAGATTTTTTGTGTTCAATGGCGTAGTTCTTCCGCTTGAAAATAATCTGAATCGTCAGACTTTTTTTGATACTATTGATATGAGTAAACGTCAGAGGGTCTTTGGCGTAAAAAACGTAAGCAGAGATGAAATATGGTGGTTCTACCCTGAAAAGGGGAAAGATGCTAACGTTGGATGCACCAGAGCCGTTATTTATAATGTTGTAGATAATACCTGGTATGATACGGATATAGAGCGAGCAGCCGGGTATTTTGATAATACCGGTGGTAATATGTACACTGTAGGAAAAA